CTTTTTTTTCTACAAGATTATCAATAAGCTGCATTACTAAATTAAATTGATCATTAGGCAGACTGTATAGTTTTTTCATAATCCTAAGAGTGTCAGCATCATAGCCTTTTTCAGCTGCAAGCTCTTCAAGTATGGCGTCCATATCATCTATAAACATTTCACCCTTGCCTTCAGTTAACCAGAAATAATCCACGCAATACTTAGAACATATCAATCTAATAGTTCGATCAGACGCGCCGTTTGTATTTCTTTCAATATTACTAAGCGCCCCTCTTGAAAGACCGATAGGCTTCCCAAAGGCCTCACCCGATAGGCCTAGAGCTTTACGAACTTCTTTAATTCGTTCACCCACTGTTTTCATAAGTGCCTCCTTTCAAAAACAGAATACCACTATAGTTTTAAATTGTAAAGTAACAAAACATTTTTTAAATTTCAGTGTTGACAATTGTAAAGGGACGAGCATATAATGACATCGTAAACTTCAGTTACGAAGCATATGGAGGTGAAAAAATGAAAGCATCGCAACATCAGGAAATAGAAAAAACAAGCCTAATTCTTTCAGAAAAGATTCCCAAGCTATCTGAAAGTGAAAAAGCCTTTGTAGAGGGAATACTGACAGGCCTACAAATGAATAAGGCTCAGCCAGCACCAGCAGCCAAGGAACCAGAAAAACAGGAGGTGAAGTAGATGGACGGACTAACAATATTCGGGGTCGTCATTATAACGGTAGCCGCAGCAGTAGGAATTCCGATAATGAAAAAACTAGAACCTGATAATTCCTGGTACTGGATATACACGGTTCTAATTTGGTTTTTTACGGTAACTAGTTTAATTCTTCAAGCTCTTTCTTGATATCAGGAATCAGATCATCTAGTAAGTTGTGAGCTTGTAACCGATTATTAGCGACGGTTTTATCGAATTGAATTAGCTTTTCACGAAGCTCAGGAGAAACCAGAGGGAGAAGCCTATAGATATATTCACCGAGTTCTTGAAGAGCTATAGCCTGGCCTAAATATAAATATTTGCCAGCATACTGAAGAAAGCCCATATAGATGTCCTTCTTGGATTGAATATCAGTTTTTCTTCTATCCGCTTCAATCTCAAGCTTACGAAGATCGTACTGGTGCTTATTATTCAGCCAAGTCGTAAAAATCGGAGAGACTATAGAAGACACAGCAAGAGAAATCGCAAGTATAACATTTAATTGATCCATAAAAGATTAACCTCCTTTCATAGGAGATTGTAACACGAAAGGAAGAAAGAGAAATGGAACACAAAACAAGCGCAGAGCTTCCAGACTTTACAGAAGGCATTAACCTTCGCGGAGAAAGACTAAGACTGGAAGCCTTATACGCAGAACAAAAAAGAATCAGAAAACAGAAAGTCCGATATGGACTGGTAACAGCCCTAAACATGGCGCTCATAATCCTGATCATTACGCTAAGCGTAGCAATTTGGATCATGATCTATCAAATGCTTTATTAAAGGAGGTGGTGAGTTTTGCAAGTAGAAAATATCGCAGCTTATAGATACGAGATGATGGAAAAAGGATACATGAACAAAACGGAGTTATCGAAGTTCATAGGTTGCGGAAGGAATAAGGGAATCAAGATCTTTCAGAAAATCATGGAAGACATAAAAAAAGAAGGCCTAGAGAATATCGACAGCAACGTTATTCTGACCAAACGTGCTATTCAGTATCTAGGCCTAACTCAAAAGAATATCGTAGAATCCTACGAGCGTTCTATAAAAAAAGGCTAGAAGACCTCGTTCGAAAACGAATAAGGCTCTAGCAATAGAACACGCTTATATTATACAGCACGTGTTCAAAAATACAAGGAGGAAAAAGAAAGAATGAATTTAGACGAAGCAATTGCCCGCACAAAAGAAGCATCTGAAAGTCAACGACTAGGAGAACCTGGCAGAGAAACCGCTTTGCAGCTTTCAGCATGGCTGGAGGAATTGAAACAGTATAAAGAAGAAAATCAGCCTGAAACTAATCTAGACCACTATAAAGATGAGATTCTAGAAAATTGCATGTGGAATTTAGCTATAGTAGACGGAAGACCTAAGCGTTGTAATCACACCCGCTGCAGTGACTGCGAATTTGATAAAGACACTCCAAGAAAATGTCATAAGAGGACAATTGAGTGGCTAAAGCAGCCGTATAAAGCCCCCGCAAATAAATTAACTCGATTTGAATATGATTTATTACAAAGCTGTTCACAAGTCTATTCGCCCAGATATCAGTTCAAAAATATAACTTTTTTAACCGAGATGGGAGAAAAAGGGTATTTCAAAGACGTTGATAGGGATGCAACACTTGAAGATATCCTAGCAAATAGCGAAATAACAGAGGAGGACTAAACATGATCACTATTGAAAAAGAAAAACCTGCAAAAAGAGAATTAAAGCTTTTCTCAGTAGAATTTGCACTAGCGCCAGACGTTGAAGACAAAATGCATTTAGAGACACATATCAAAGGAAGCAGACCCGAGATGATGGCCTTTCTTGAAAAGATGGAAGTCGATCCAACAGAATACAAGAAAATTTTAAAACATGCTGCTAAGGCTATGCTTAGAGATTTTGTACAGCAGGTTGTGAACCTAAGCGAAAGCCTAGAAGCTGCAGAAATAGAAGATAAGGAGGACTAGCAATGACAAAAGAAGAATTAGAAGAAATTGAAGATGAGTTTGGATTTAGTCTTCAGCAAAATAAATTTAAAAAGCCTTTATCTGAAATCACTAAAGAGGAATACAGAGGCTTAATGCAAACAATTTTTGAACAAATATTCAATGATGACTCAGACGAAGAAGACGATTTTTAACAAGGAGGAAAAATAGATGTATTACCAATTAACATTGCAATTCGCAACAAGCGAAATCGACGACGCTAAAAAAGTGTTGGAACTAGCCAAGGAGCTAGACCTAAAGCGCGCAGGACTAGAGGAAAAATTACCTGAGCCTGAAACATTCCCATGGGAAGAAGAAACACCAACAAAGGAAGCACCAACTCATAAAGAAAAAGAAAATGAGACTAAGATTCCAATGGCCAAAGATTGGACGACTCAAGACGATCCTATTCATGAGACTGCAAAGCCTACGCCGGAACCGGTAAAACCAACGCCTAAACCTGATCCGACTGCAGAACCGATTACATTGGAAGATTTACAGAAAGCCGGCGTCGCCTTTGCCAAAGAAAAAGGAGTAGCCGTACTAAAAGTGTTCCTAACTCAGATGGGTGCAAGCAAGATCTGCGACATTCCTAAAGAGAAATATCAGGAAGCTTGGGAGGCACTACATGCCTAGTCAACACGCGATTTTATCAGCCAGTGGGTCCAACAAATGGATTCACTGCCACCCTTCCGCAAGACTGGAGGAACTATTCGAAGAAAAGCCAAGTGCTTACGCAGCAGAGGGAACAGAGGCCCACAGCGTAGCAGAACAGAAACTTCGTAACTGGATCGAAGGACATCCAAGAAGAAAAGTAAAGGCAGCTAATGGAGAAATGGACGAGGCTACAAACGCTTATAAAGACTACGTTCTAGAGGTATACAACAAAGAGAAAAAGAAAAGTGATATCGCGGATCTTTTTATCGAGGTACAAGTTGATTTGACTCCATGGATCCCGGAAGGGTTCGGAACAAGCGACGCCGTGATCGTAAGTAATCACACGCTCCATGTAATCGATTTAAAATACGGAAAAGGCGTCAAAGTAGATGCTCCACACAATCCGCAGCTTACCATTTACGCCGCAGGAGTTATGGCTTTATACGATTGCTTATATGATTTTGAAAAAGTTAAGCTTCATATCGTACAGCCCAGACGCGATCACATCAGCACATGGGAGATTTCTACAGAGGAACTGGCAGACTGGATGGAAAACACGGTCAAGCCTGCAGCTATAGAAGCCTGGAACGGAGACGGAGAGCAGCAAGCGGGAGAGTGGTGCAAGTTCTGCAAGGCTAAAGCGCAATGCGCAGCACACGTCGCCAAAATGAAAGCAATCAATGAAAGATATCAGAGAATGTGCGGGATGATTTTAACAGATCAGCAAATCGCAGAGCTTTTGCCAGAACTACCTGGACTTATTGACTGGGCCAAAGAGGTACAAGAGTTCGCACTGGATCAGGCGCTAAAGGGAACACACTACGAAGGATACAAAGTTGTAGAAGGAATCAGCAGCAGAAAGATTACAAATGAATCGAAGGCTTCAAAAGCTCTACAAAATGCAGGCTTTGAATACGATCAGATTATGACAAAGCCAAAACCAAAGCTTCAGACTATCACGGCTCTAGAAAAGTTAGTCGGAAAGAATGAGCTTGTAGAAATCATAGGCGAGTATATCGAGAAGCCACAAGGAAAACCAGCACTAGTGCCAGTAAGCGACAAACGCCCAGAATTTGGAAGCGTAGCAAATGATTTCAAAGACGGAATCGATTAAAGATTTGGATGAAAAGATGGTCCGCATCCGAGCCGAGATTCGAAACAGTAAACCAGGACCACACAGAAACGATCTAAAGCGACAGCTTAAAAACGTAATGCGACAAAGAGTAAAACTAGGAGGAACAGAAAGATGTCACAAGTAAAAACTAAATTAGTAAGATTCGTATACTGCCACTTGGCAGAACCACACGCATTTGCAGAAGGCCAGGACGCAAAATACAGCGTGAACGTATTAATTGACAAGGACGACAAAGAAACACTTAACCGAATCATTAATGGATACCAGGAAGCCGTTCAAGACGGAGTAGAAGACTACGGCGCTTCTTTCAAAGCAAAAGCAACACCGCTAAAAAGAGAACCAGGAAGCACACGCGGTTTATTGGTTGACTGCGACGCGGATGAAAGATACAGTGCGCCAGAGTTCAAGAACAAATACATGCTAGCGGTAAAGAGTAACAATCCTGTATCAGTTGGATACCGCAAGAACGGAGTAACATACGCATACAGCGACAAGAACGCAATTCTGGAAGATGTATACAGCGGATGCTATGGGGCTGTAAGCTTCAACTTCTACCCATTCAACAAAGTCGGAACAGGAATCGCGGCAGGACTTAACTCCGTTCTAAAGGTAAAAGACGGAGAACCATTAGGCGGACATTCAAGTGTAACGGCAGACTTCGGCGACGCTTCTGAGTTTGATGAGGAAACCGGAAGCGACGACCTAAGTGCTTTATTGTAAAAAGCCCATACTGCATATCGACCTGGAGACCTACTCCAGCGTCGACCTTGCAGCCTGCGGGGTTTATAAATACGCAGAGAGTTTAGACTTCAAAATACTTCTATTCGGATACGCCTGGGGTGATGATCCAGTAGAAGTTTTAAATTTAATGGAAGAAGATCTGCCTTTTTCTTTAGTATCAGCACTAGCAGACGAAAGCATCACGAAGGTGGCGCACAACGCAAACTTCGAACGAGTATGCCTAACCAGATACGTCAAGGAGTACGCGAAGCGAGATATTCTAGGAGACACAGTGAAAAAGAAACTAACAGAGGATGGATTCCTACCACCAGAACAATGGCAAGATACCATGATCATGGCATCAGAGAACGGCTACCCTTCCAGTTTAGGACAACTAGGACCAGCACTCGGGATTGAAGAAGACAAAGTGAAACTGGCTACCGGTAAAAGACTGATCCAGTATTTCTGCAAGCCTTGCAAACCAACAAAAGCCAACGGCGGAAGATGGAAGAACCTACCGGAGCACGACCCGGAGAAATGGAACCTTTTTATAGAATACAACCGAAGAGACGTGGAGTCCGAACAAGCCATTTATACAAAGCTAAATAACTTGGTACCCGTATCCGATCAGGAATGGGAAAACTGGCACAGAGACCAGAGGATAAACGACAGAGGAATTCACGTAGATACGCAGATCATAAAAAACGTGCAGTCCTACAGTCTAGATCATGGAATGGCACTCATGGATGAAGCAAGATATATCACAGGCCTAGAAAATCCGCAAAGCGTAGCACAGCTAAAAAAGTGGATCCTTGACCAGGAAGGACATGACGTCGAAAGTTTGAACAAAGAAGCCGTGAAAGACCTTCTAAAAGGCAAGTTAAGGCCAGAAACAAGAAGAGCCCTAGAAATACGACAGGAGCTAGGGAAGACAAGCGTCAAGAAGTATGATGCCTTCCAGAGAGCGTGCGGAGAAGATGACCGCATCAGGGGGACATTCCAATTCTTCGGAGGCAGAACCGGAAGATGGGCAGGTCGACTGATCCAACCGCAGAACTTTCCACGGCCAAGCTTTGACGAGGTAGACGAACCAAGAACACTCGTGAAGGAAGGCAACTTCGAACTTTTAGAGCTCATCTATCCAAGCATGAATGATGTATTCGCTACGATTCTAAGAACCGTAATCACACCACCAGAGGGAAAGTCCTTCATAGTAGCCGACTACTCAGCCATAGAGGCTCGAGTGATTGCCTGGCTAACAAGAACAACATGGCGCCAGGAAGTATTCAAAAACGGCGGAGACATCTACTGTGCATCAGCTAGCCAGATGTTCGGGGTGCCTGTAGAAAAGCACGGAATCAATGGACATCTAAGACAAAAGGGAAAGATTGCCGAACTTGCCCTCGGATACGGAGGTGGAACGGCAGCACTGGAAGCCTTCGGAGCGAGTAAGATGGGTCTAAGCCCAGAACAGCAGCAAGAGATTGTGACGAAATGGAGACAAGCCTCACCACGTATCAAGGACTTCTGGTACTTACTAGGCAGAGCCTTCGAGGATGCAATCACAGACGGCAAAGTCACGACCCTAGACCGAAATATGAAGGTTTTCAAGGGTGGCAGTAACGTCTATATATCTTTACCCAACAGGCGCATTTTAGGTTACGTTACACCACGAATCAAAGATGGCCAGGTATCCTTTTTAGGATTGAACCAGACAACACGAAAGTGGGAGTGGACCAACACCTGGGGAGGGAAACTAACAGAAAACGTAGTACAAGCAATCGCTCGAGACTGCCTATGCGAGACGCTAAAAGGCTGCGACGAGATCGGAGCTAAAACAATCATGCACGTTCATGATGAAGTGATCTGCGAAGTACCGACGGAAGAAAAAGAAACAAAGTTCAAACAACTGCTAGACGTAATGGCTAAGCCGATCAGCTGGGCGCCAGACTTGGTTCTAGTAGGAGATGGATTTATATCCGATTATTACAAGAAGGACTAAAAATGAAAATAGATAAGCAAGATTTAATTATAGCCTTGATCTATATCATAGCAGCGCTGATCATTCTAAGCATTTTGAAGGAAGTGTTCGGTTTAGATATAGCACAAGCACCAAGGCTAGGAGGATAGAACATGAGTATGAAATGGACACAACAGGAGGACAACCTTCTAAAGCAGCTAGACGCCCTGGGCTATAGCAGCTCAAAGATTTATAAAGAATATGGCTCAATATTAAAGAACCGAAGTCAAAACGCTATAGCCCTTCGGCTAAGCTATCTACACAAACCACCCGAAGAAAGACGGAAGGAAGACATGGCCAGCTTCGACAATGCGGACATGCTAGAAAAAGCAATCAACCAGGCCGCAGACCGTATCTGCAACCGCCTGGACAATATCGCAAACGCTCTAACCGTAATCTGCAGATATATGGAAAGCGATACAGAGAACGCCAGCAAGCACGCTGAACGCACTACAAAGCTTCTAGAAGAGATCAAGGCCAATGGGACACTCCAGCAAGGAACACAGCAAAGTATCAAACATGAGCTTCAGAAAGTGGCCTATCGGGGAAATAAGAAATGGAATATGAAATGAAAAGAAAGCAGAGAATCTTTTATATTCTAGCGGAAGAATAGACAGGAGGCTGAAGGATGTGCAAATAGCAACCTGCAAAAATAGAAAACAAAAGCAATATTTCAACCAGGAAATGTCCTGGGATGAATTCACAAAAAAACTAAAAGAAACGACCCGAACAAAAGAGACGGTGGAAGAGTACAAGAACATGACGAAGGACCAGCAGTCTAATATCAAGGACGTCGGTGGATTCGTAGCCGGAGAACTAAAAGACGGCAGACGAAACAATCAAAGCGTTCTATCACGTAGCATGATCACATTGGATGCTGACTTCGCAGACAAAGACTTTTTAGACTTGATCCGAATAACGTGCGACTTTTGCAGCGTGATCTACTCAACGCATAAGCACACACCGGAAAAGCCAAAATACAGATGGATCCTGCCCCTACAAAGAGGAGTATCACCGGAAGAGTACGAGGCAATCGCTCGAAGGATTGCAAGTACAATCGGAATGGAATACTTCGACGACACAACGTATCAGCCAGCACGAATGATGTTCTGGCCTAGCACCAGCAAGAACGGAGAATACATCTGTGAACAACTAGGAGACAGAAACGCATACCTGAACCCGGATGACATCCTGGCGCAGTACAGAGACTGGCATGACATCAGCTACTGGCCTCGCTCTAACAGAGAGACAGAACTGCATCACAGCGACATAAGACACCAGGAGGACCCTTTATCTAAGTCCGGATGGATTGGTGCCTTCTGCAGGGCCTACACGATCCAAGAAGCGATTGAGACATTTATTCCAGAGGAATACACGCCGACAGAGGACCCGAATCGCTGGACCTATACGAACGGATCAACAGCCGGAGGCCTAGTTATATACGACGATAAGTACGCCTACAGTAACCACAATACGGACCCGACAGGGCAGCAGCTATGTAACGCCTATGACCTTGTAAGGATACACAAGTGGCCAGACGATCCAGCAAGCACAGAACACATGCTCAAACTAATGGAACATGACGAGGGCACCCGGAAGCAGCTTATAGATGACAAGAAAGAACAGATTCACGAGGACTGGGACGACTTCAAGGACGACACCGCGAGGGGTTCGCAAGGAGTAGAAGACAGTAAAGAAGAAGTAAACGAGGACTGGCTGGATGCCATGGACATGGACAAGAAGGGAAACTTCAAGCCCACTACAGACAACATAGTCCGCATACTTTTAAATGATCCAAAGCTTAAAAACGGAGTCGGAGGCAACGATCTATTCGCACAGAAACCTGTCAAAAAAGGAAACCTGCCCTGGTGGAACTACAATCCAAGCGACCCGACTTGGACGGATACGGACGACGCAAGCTTCAGATACTATCTAGAAAAGAAATACAACATTGTCGCCAAAGGAAAAGTGGATGACGCTATAGCCTACGTTCAGGAGAGAAACAGCTTTCACCCAGTACGAGACTATCTAGACACACTAGAATGGGACGGCATACCAAGACTAGACACGCTATTTATAGACTATCTAGGAAGCGAGGACTCAGAGTACAGCAGAGCGGTCGCAAGGAAAGCTTTTACCGCAGCCGTGGCCAGAATCTATACACCCGGATGCAAAATGGATTATATGCCGGTACTCGTAGGACATCAGGGGATTGGAAAGAGCCACATGCTAAGCATCATGGGCGGAGATTGGTTCAGTGACAGCATAACCACGATTGCAGGCAAAGAGGGATACGAAGCTCTGCATGGATCATGGGTTATTGAATGGTCTGAACTATCAGCAGCCAGAAAGGCAGACATCGAGTCCATGAAGCAGTTTATCAGTAAAAGGGACGACCGATATCGAAAAGCGTATGCAAGAAGAGTTACAGACAACCCGCGACAGTGCGTGTTTTTCGGAACCACAAATGATGATGAATTCTTAAGAGACTACACAGGAAACCGAAGATTCTGGCCGATAAATACAGATATATCGAAAGCGAAGAAAGTCGTGTTTGATGATCTACCAAAAGAACGGGACCAGATCTGGGCCGAAGCTAAGCAAAGATTCAAGGACGGAGAAAAGCTATTCCTTCAGGGCGAAGCCTTGACCGGAGCCGAACAGATGCAAAAAGAGCACACGTTCACCAGTGTCCGAGAAGACATGGTCCGCGATTATCTAGACAGAAAGCTACCGCGAAATTGGTATGACATGGATCTTTATGCAAGAGTCCAATGGTTGGAAGACCCAAGAAACGAAGGAACGGAAGAACGTACAAGGGTATGCCTGCTAGAGGTGTGGTGCGAAGTTTTGAATGGATCAAAGAATAAATTTACACCAGCGGACCAAAGAGAACTCAAGGCAATCATGGAAAGTTTAGGATGGGTTCGTACTAAAAATCCGTTAAGATTTGGAGGAATTTACGGACGTCAGAAAGCCTATATACCTCCGCAGGATGCCTACGCGTATAGCAGAAAAGCCTGACAACGGCTGACAACGCACTCAAAAAAATCGAGTGACAACGTGGCAACGGCTGACAACGGCTAAAATGATAGAGCGTTGCCGGGCTAAAACCGCATAAAATAAGAGCCTGGGATACTTCTGACAACGAGACAACTATAAATTATCTAACTTAATGAATATATAATATATAGCGTAATACAGTACATGTGTATGCATATGCGCGCGAGAAAATATAGTATATATATATAAAGTTTTAGAAGCGTTGCCAGGCGTTGCCCGTTGCCACCCCCTAAGAATCAACTAGAAAAGGAGACACAGAAATGGAAAGAAACAACACATTTAGAATAGTTCATGTATTTGAGCAGGAAATAGACGAGAAGATCAACAAGGAAACAATGAACCGGTACGGAATCGAAAGGCAGAGCCTGGTCGCTATGGAAGAACTATCAGAACTGCAAAAGGCGATTTCTAAACTGGTACGCAATCCGGAAGAAAAAACAAAGCCCTTAGAGTTCAAAGGGCTAAGACATAACCTGATCGAAGAAATGGCGGATGTGATAATTTGCATGGATCAGCTAAAAGAGTATTACAATATCACTCACGCTGAAATTCAAATCAATATAGATTCGAAACAAGCAAGACAAAGAAGAAGACTAGAGGAGGAATAGAACATGAGAGAAAATAGAATGTATATCAAGTGCGACCGATGCGGAAAAGAAACGTCAGTCGGAATCGAAAAGAGCAAGATCGAGAACGGAAAGACAATCGAAACCTGGAAAGGACTTCCAGATGGGTGGATCACAACAATTGACAACAAGGATTTGTGTCCAGACTGCGCCGAGCGGTACCGCGAACTTCAAAAGAAGTTCTTCCAGAAATGATAGAAAATCAAGTCGAACAATATCTGATCAAAAAGGTATCAGCACTAGGCGGTAAAGCCTGGAAGTTTGTAAGCCCAGGAAACGCAGGCGTGCCAGATAGACTGATCACATATAATTCAAAGGCTTTCTTTGTAGAAGTAAAAAGGCCGGGAGGTAAGCCTAGAGCCCTACAAAAAGCCACAGTAGCCCAAATACGGGCAACAGGTATGAAAGTATACTGCATCAGCACAAAAGCCCAGGTGGACGAATTAACGAACTTGTTGAAACTAGGAATCATACCGGAGGAGCGACACTTTGACAGAATTTAAACCTCATGACTATCAAAAGAAGGCTATCAACTTCGGACTGGATCATAAGAAGTGTGGCCTTCTTCTCCCTATGGGAGCCGGAAAGACTGTAACCACGCTAACGATCATCAGCCTTCTAAAACTAATCGACATAGAAAAAGTTCTGATCATTGGCCCTGTGCGCGTAATAAAAAGCACGTGGCCGGAAGAAATAGAAAAGTGGAGTCACACTAAGGACTTGAGCTATTCAATCATAGCGGGCACTCCAAAGCAACGTGAGAAGGCACTGCAGCAAAAAGCAGACATTTATCTCATAGGCAAAGAGAACGTTACCTGGCTAGTAGACAACAAATACTTTGACTTTGACATGGTAGTGATTGATGAGCTATCAACCTTCAAGAATCCAAAAAGCCAGAGGTTCAGAGCCCTAAGAAAAGTTATGCCACTAGCTGACAGATTTATAGGCCTAACCGGAACACCAGCGCCGAAAGGAATCCCGGACCTTTGGAGCCAGATATACTTGATTGACCAAGGAGAAAGATTAGGTCGAACACTAACTCAGTTTCGAGAAAGATATCTAATTCCAGGAAGAAGAAATGGGATGATCGTATACGATTGGAAGCCAAGACCAGATGCAGAGGAAAAAATATACAAGAAAATAGGTGACGTATGCATGAGTCTGGATCAAGAAGATTGCGCTAAACTTCCACCTGTAATGTACATAAAAAAAGCAATCGAACTACCACAAAAAGCGATGACAGAATACCACGCTTTCAAACGTGAGAAGGTTCTGGAACTAGACAACAACGAATCATTGCTAGCAGCCAACGCCGGAGTGCTATGTGGTCAGCTTCTACAAATGACATCAGGAGAAATCTATAAACGCGATCAGCTAGGAAATAAGCTCGAAGAAGTAGCAACCCTTCACGCAGCTAAACTTGAGGCACTAGACGACTTGATCGAATCAGCGAACCAGAACCCGGTGATGGTGTTTTACTACTTCAAACACGAACTAAAACGCATCACAGAACATCTGAAAAAGCAAAAGATCGAAGTAAGAAGTCTAAACAGTGAAAAAGATGTCAAGGACTGGAACGACGGAAAGATAGACGTGCTGCTTTTGCATCCAGCAAGCGCAGGACACGGACTTAACCTTCAACGTGGTGGACATATCGCAATCTGGTACACACTTCCAAACTGGAACCTTGAACTGTATCAGCAGGCAAATGCCAGAATCTACAGACAAGGGCAGAAACAAAACGTGACAATTTATCAGATCGTAGCTAGAGGCACAGTAGACGAGGACATGCTGGATGCACTAGAACACAAGAACATAACACAAAAAGCCTTAATCGAAGCTTTAAGGAGGTAAAAAATGACTTACGACGAATTAATTCCAGAACTAAAAACGGTGCGCTACTGCTGCCACCGTTTAATTGAATTGAATCAGGAATTGGAGGTACTAAACCACCAGACAACAGGCCTTGCAAAGTCTGGCGGAATCGAACTGACCGCAGAACAGAAAAAAAGCAAGTGGCCTATGCCGACATATCAGCATCAGTACCACAGCCCGCTCGGCCTATTTGAAGAGATATCAGCCAAAGAACAAGAACTGCATCACTTCCAGAAAAGACTGACGGACCTAAGATGGACAGAACTTCTAGACTTGCAAGACCAGAATATTTTATGGGATCTGTACATTCATAGAATCAAGGCTGAAGAAGTTGCTGAGAAATATGGATACACAAGACGGGGACTATATAAGCATCTGATGGCGGAAGTAAAAAAGCTCACAAAAAGCTAAAGAGTTCCCACTGTGTACCACTTTAAAGTGGTATATTAGTACTTGTAAAAGAGGACCGGTAGAAAAGGGCCCTCTTTTCTTTTACCCGGAGCGTCCTCCTTTATAAAAAACGAGTGCTTTCCAGACAACGACAAACATCTACTACGACAAATCATGGACATTAATTTTATTTTCTTTTCAGCGCTCCGGGTAATCATAGACAACAAAGAAGCCTTAGAAGCTAAACAGGATAGACCTCTCATTGGAGAGAACCCTGAGCTGCTAACGCTTCTTTTTTAATACAACAGAGGTGAACACACATGAACATTAGAGACATAAGAACATGCGACCTGAAGCCTTACGAGAACAACCCACGACTCAACGAAGATGCCGTCGATTTAGTCGCAGCATCTATAGACGAGTTCGGATTCAAGCAACCGATTGTGGTGGATAAAGACCTGATCATCATTGCAGGACACACGAGATGGAAGGCAGCACAAAAGCTAGGCCTAGAAACTGTCCCATGCATCCAGGCCGACGATCTAACACCAGCACAGGTGAAAGCCTACCGATTGGCAGACAACAAAGTCGCAGAGGCCGCTCAATGGGACCTTGACGCTTTGCAGTTTGAACTGGAAGAGCTAGACAACATGGACTTCGATATGGAGCCTTTCGGTTTTGAAACGGAAACATTCGACGAACAAATCGCAGAGGACGACAACTTCGAGCCAGAGATTCCGGAAGAGCCAACAACCAAAAGAGGACAATGCTGGATGCTAGGAAGGCACAGATTGATGGTCGGAGACAGTACCAAGCGCCAGGATGTAGAAAAGCTTTGCAGCGACGCTACCATGGATATGGTCGTAACCGATCCACCGTATAACGTAGCCTTAGGACAGCATATGAGACCAAGCGAAGCCAAACAGCTACACCGGAGAACCGACGGACTGGTCATTGATAACGACTCATGGGAAGACGACGAGGGTTTTATCGAGTTTTTAAAAGTAGCCTTCGAGAACATGACAGAACAGCTCAAGGCTGGCGGAGCATTCTACATTTGGTATGCATCCACACAGAGCAAGAACTTTCTGGAAGCAGCAGAACGCGCAGGCCTAAACATCCGACAAACCTTGATCTGGAACAAGAACACATTCGCACTGGGTCGCCAGGACTACCAGTGGAAACACGAGCCGTGCCTTTACGGATGGAAAGATGGCGCAGCCCATTACTTTGTCAACACTAGAAACCTTGTAACCGTACTCGAAGATACAGAGAACCTGGACATTGACAGCATGAAGAAGGACGAGCTTAAAGACCTTCTAAAATCAATCCTGGGGGGGGTGCAAGGACACAACAATTCTGGACGAGAAGAAGCCCACGAAATCCGATCTGCATCCAACCATGAAACCAATTCCTTTAATCGCAAGACAGATCAAGAACAGCAGCCGAACTGGAGAAAACGTATTGGACCTATTCGGAGGTTCAGGCTCCACGCTTATGGCCTGCGAACAGCTAGGACGGAGGTGCTTCATGATGGAGTATGATCCACACTATGCCGATGTAATTATCAAGCGCTGGGAAGATTACACCGGAGAACAGGCGGAGCTGATATCAGATGCCTGCTAAGGGATTAGCTGGACGTACAAAAAGCGAAGCGGCCAGACAGCGCAAAGACCCAATGCAAAACCTGAAGCCTTTCACGAAAGAGAATGCAGCAGAGATGGGACGCAAGGGCGGAGCCGCAAGCCAGAAAGTCCAGAAAAAGAAAAAGAAGCTAAAACAATGCCTGGCCGCAATCCTAGAATTGGAGCCAAGTGAAAGAAACAAAGAGAAGCTGATCGACATGGGATTAGAAGACGAAGAGCTCAGCAATCAAATGCTTCTAGCCGCAACCATGTTTAACAAAGCGACACGAGGCGACGTAAGGGCTGCAGAATTCATTCGAGACCTTACAGGACAGCAACCAGTCACAAGCCTAGACAGAGCCAGAACGAAGCTGATGAACGCACAAGCCGAACAGATCAAGAGACAAGGCGACCCTTCTAAAGAGATTACGAAACTGGATCTTTTATTGAAAGCTATGGACGCAGTAGCCAGAGACGATAGTGGAACTAACTGAGAAACAGAAAGAGTTCTGGAATCATAAACCGAGCCGCTGGAACATAAAAGAAGGGGCTACACGTAGCGGAAAGACGTGGCTGGACTATTACATCATCCCGAAACGTATTCGAGCTATAGAGGGCCTTCCAGGCCACGTGTTCCTCATAGGAAACACAAAGTCGACACTCGAAAGAAACGTTCTAGAACCCATGCGAGAACTATATGGGCCAGAATTGGTTGGAAGAGTAAGACCAGATAACACAGTGCGATTATTCGGTCGTAACTGCTACGCAATAGGCGCAGACAAAGAAAGCCAGGTTACAAAGATACAAGGGGCCTCAGTAGCGTACTGCTACGGGGATGAAGTCGTAACCTGGAATAAGAAAGTATTTGACATGCTAAAGTCGCGTCTAGATAAACCGTATAGCTGCTTTGACGGAACATGCAACCCGGACAACAAGAACCATTGGTTTTTAAAGTTTTTAGAATCAGGCGCCGACATCTTCCGACAGAAATACACGATTGAAGACAACCCGTTTCTGCCGCAGGAATTCGTGGAGAACCTGAAGCTTGAATATCGAGGGACAGTCCTATACAACAGATACATACTAGGAGAATGGTGCAACGCGGAAGGGCTACTCTTTCCACAGTTTGCAGACAATCCAGACGAGTGGGAAGTCAAAGGAGAACTCCCACTTTTTAACATGATCAACATGGGCCTGGACATAGGTGGAACCCGTTCGCATAGTAGCCTGATCGTAACGGGAATCACAGCAGACCTTTCTGAGATCGTAACCTTTGCAGAACGGAAAGTCGTACACTCTAAAGGAACTATAGACGCAGAAAGACTCTGCACAGAGACAGTCGACCTGCTCAGAGCTTTATGGATTCAAGGCTACGTGGTATCAAGCATTTTTGTCGACAATGCGGAACAGGTAATTCTGAACAGTATACGAGTAGCCGTACAAAGGGCAGGCTTTCCTACGAACGTAGTTGACTGTCGCAAGATAGACGGAAAGACAAGGATTCTGATCTACAACATGATGCTGAATCGACACAAGATGAAGTTCCAGGCAGTACCTATGGTGGTAGAAAGTTTGAGCACAGCCCTTTACGATACGAAATCGAAGGAAGATAAGATTCTGGATGACTTTACAACCGACGTCGATACATTCGACGCCCACTTTTACAGTTGGTCGACATTTATGGACCTGATCACAGGAAGGAGTACTTAAATGAAAATTTTATTCACAATACTAAAGGACTTAGGATATCCTGTGAGCCAGGAAGTCCAAGACTACTACAGCAAGATTCAATTCTGGAACGATTGGTGGAAGGGCTACGTTCAAGATTTTCATAAATACAAGATCAAGAATAACGAAGGAAACTCAAGAGAAGTCAAAAGAAAACAGATGCGCATGGCCAAGAAGGTCTGCGAAGACTGGGCCGATTTACTTCTAAACGATAAGACTCGAATTCTTGTAGAGTGTGATGACCACGGAACGAGCATCACACAAGAATTCTTGACCGGAGACAAAGAGGACCAGAACGGCGGAGTTTTAGGAAACAGCAAGTTCTGGAAGCTAGGAAACAAAGCGGTCGAGAGAGAATTCGCACAAGGGACCGTATGCTTCTATCTGCAGCTTGTAAACCCAACAGTAAACAAAGGACAGTTGAGTGCCCAGAGCGTACAAATCAAAACTATCAAGGACGCGCAGAAAATCGTGCCATTGACCTATGACGAGGAAGATATCTCAGAAATTGCATTAGCTAGCGAGTACACACAAAACGGGGAGCGTTTCATGTACATCCAGGTCTTTAAGCAAGAGCAAGAAGGCTACCAAATCTACAACCATTACTTCAAAATCAGCAATGTGGCAGGAGACACTGTAGGCTATGAAAGAGTATCAGCACCACACGGCGAAGCAATCAGTTACAAGCTCCCATGTAAGCCTTTTGTGATCCTAAAGCCCAATATTGAAAACAACATAGCAGACGTACCATTAGGGATGTCGATCTACGCAAACGCAATCGACATGCTAGAAAGCTGCGACTTGGCGTACGACAATCTATTCATGGATACTTTGCTAGGAAAGAAAAAGGTTTTCATGGATCAGGCATTATTCAGCATGCAGCCAACAGCCTACGCGCTAAACGATAAAGGAGAGCGAGTACCAGTACGACAAGAGCCTGATGTCGGTGCAACTTTGGAGAAATCTCTATACGTAAGTACGGGAACACAAGTAAGTCCAGACAAGCCTCGACTTTTTGAGGAATACAATCCAAGCCTTCGAGTTGACGAGAACAAAGAGAACGTTCAATTCAATCTAAATCTTTTATCAAGTAAATGCGGACTCGGGCAAAACCGATACCAGTTCAGCATCCAGAACATGACCACAGCAACGCAGGTTCGAGCTAGCAATAAAGAGCTAACAGAAAGCGTCTGGAAGCAACGTATCGCAATCCAGGACGCCCTTACAGAGCTAACGAGATCAATTATCATTCTAGGCAAAGAGAAGTGCCACATATCCGGGCTTGATCCAGACGTTCGCATCACAATTCAATTTGACGATACCATGTTCTCAGATGAGGAAGCGGAGCGCCTAAGAATGCTTCAGGAAATCTCGGCCGGCATCCTACAGAAATGGGAATATCGCGTCCGATACTACGGAGAAGATGAAGAAACAGCCAGAGAGATGACCGGAGAAACAGAAAACCCAGCAGACAGAATTCAAAGTATGTTCTTCCAGCAAGAAGGAACACAAATCGAAGAGGAGCCAAAGGGTGAGGCCTAATGCTAGAACCGAACTATCTGCAGAACGTAGGTGACGACCTAGAAAAGCTGTATCAGGAACTGGCAACAGAAATACTGGTGGACATAGCGGAGCGAATCAAGATGAATCAGGACGCTATGACAAGCACAACGGAGTATTTAAACAACAAGCTAAAGCAGCTAGGACTCCAGCAAGACTGGATTAACAAAAGACTAGCTGAAATACTTCACACTTCCGAAGAAGAAGTCGACCGGATCATGCAACAGAGCGCTTATAAAAGTATCCGCGATACCTTCGACAGACTAGAGGCTGGAGGATATGATACAAGTGGCTTAGAATTTTCGGATCAGATCAAAAAAGGAACATCAGCGCTGTGGGGAGATATCCAGAACCTTACAAGGACTACAGCTCAACTGGCTAGCGACACTTTTATGAGATACTACGACATGGCTTATCTTCAGGTATCAAGCGGAGCTTACTCACTAGATCAAGCAACCGCAAACACAATAGACAAGCTATGCAGAGAGGGCTTAACAAAAGTATCCTACCCAAGCGGTGCTCAACGATCAATCGAGGCGGCCGTTCGATTGGCAGTACGAACCGCAGTAAACCAGAACGCCCTGGCTTGCGAGAAATCAGTCATTGATGAGCTAGATATAAATCTAGTACAGACAAGTGCCCACATGGGAGCCAGACCAAGCCACGCAGCCTGGCAAGGGAAAGTGTTCTGGGTAAACTATCCGGAAGGAAATTACGAGAACTTTTATGAGGCCACCGGATACGGAACAGGCGCAGGACTTGGCGGATGGAACTGTAGGCATTCATTTACTGCATACTTTCCAGGAATAAGCGAGGATTACAACCAACTCGTAAAACCATACGAGAATGACAGAGTCTACCAAATGGAACAAAAGCAAAGGTCCTACGAAAGAAACATGAGAAAGTGGGATAGAGAGCGCCGTGTGAAAGCTGCAGCAGGGCTAGACACGACGAAAGAAGATTACTGGTATAAATACAACAAGATGAGACTGAAAGAGCTTGTGGACGCTTCTAAGGGCAAATTAAAGAGGGATTACTCAGCAGAGAAGATAGGCGGGACAAGGGGCAGACCTTACAAGCCCGTGAGAATACCTAAAGAAAGACTTACTTATAAAGAGGATGTCGGAACAAAGAGCGACCTTAAAGCCTTTCTTAATGGGCATTTAGCGGCGTTGAAGACAAAGGAAAAAGGAACAGACAAAAGCTACTGGACTGGATACCTTAGCCAGATGGGAGCAAAGCAGGAGTACAGAATTACAAAGACCCCCAAGATTCTAGAGTCCTACGGAATAAAGCAAGAAGACGTGGTTCTAAGAAAAACGGACCTAGCCTATATTCTATATAGACACGCCTCAGAGTATCCTGATTTTACCTATGATCACATATCCGAGGTTATAGACAATTATGATGTAGCTTTACTGGGTAGAGATGAAACGGGGCGTGATTTCAAGTTTTATAAAATTTTTGAATCGGAGAACGGGTCTAAATACGGTTTAGAGGTTGCTATAAATAAAGACGATGACGAGTCGGATGAGTTTATAGTGCATTTGAATTACATAGGAAAACGAAAAGCAGATAAGACCTACGAAAAACTCAAGAAGAAAAAGACAACGATTGACTCAAAAAAATAAAAGCCTTACAATATAAACGAAGAAAATACTGTGAGGCTTAAAGAATCCCTGGAAAGCTGATGTACGATATGCGGGGTGCGCTTGAAAAAGCGATGGGGGCCCGCGGCAGTATTTAAAGCAGAGACCGTGCCCTCAATAGGGTGCGGTTTTAATTTAGTAAGCAAAAGGAGGCAGAACATGTCGGAAGACTTCAGAACGATATACAAAATTCTATCAATTCTGCAAAAATCAATGGACTATGAGTCCTTCGATGTAAGCAGTCTGTCCGCAGCTAACCTAGACGTCACAGAGCCAAAGAGAAGAGCACTTCTAGGCATGCTACTGAAAAATGGATACGTTGAGGGCTTCCAGGCAATCCAATACATAGGAGACCCAACACCAAACATTGAAGGGCTAGAGGGTATCCGAATAACCCTGAAGGGTCTAGAATACCTAGAAGAAAACAGCTTGATGCAGAAAGCCGCAAGACTTGCAAAAAGAATTGCGGAAGTACTATAGAACACAACTAAATAAGGACAAGAACCGTGCTAGGAATGGCGCGGTTTTTATTATGCCCTAAGCACGGCGTTTAAAAGGCTTGAATACCCCTCGGCACGGGATATAAAAGGCCGGACTCGATACTGGAGTGAACCAGATATAAAAAACGCAGGAGGACAAAAATGGAGTTTTTAAAAGAAATCTTAGGGGAAGAATTGTATGCACAGGTTGCAGCTAAGCTAGAAGGAAACGATTCTGTAAAATTAGCGAACCTTGCCACAGGAGAGTACGTCTCGAAATCAAAGCATGATGCGGAACAGTTAGCAAAGGACAAGCGCATTCAAGAACTGACTGACAAAATTAAAAACTTTGAAGGAGTAGACGTAAAACAACTACAAACAGACGTCGAGAACTGGAAAATTAAATACAACCAGGACTTAGAAAGCGCAAGACTTGAAAGTGCAATCAAACTAGCCATTGCGAAATCAGGAACACGTTCCGAAAAGGCGTTGATGGGAATGCTAGATAAGGACGCTATCAAGATTGACAAAGACGGAAAAATCACAGGCCTTGATGAACAGATCGAGGCAATCAAGAAGTCAGACGGCTTCTTATTTGAACCAGTAAAACCAGCTGAGCCGGAAGGTGGATCCCAAGTCTTATTGGACGGAAGCCACAAAGGGGGACCTGGAAACAAACAAGAAGCGCCTAGCGATTTAGCTGGAGCAATTGAAGAATACTACAAAAACAAATAGGAGGACTAGAAAATGGCAATTACATTAGAGCAAGCAAAAGTTGGCTTAGCCAATCACGTAGACCAACAGGTTATTGATGAGTTTCGTAGAGACTCATTTATTTTAGACAGATTAGATTTCGATAATTCAGTATCACCAGGAACAGGCGGATCAACATTAACTTACGGCTATTTACAAATCAAAACACCATCAGTAGCGGAAGGTCGTAAATTAAATAGCAATTACACTCCTGGAGAAGCGATTAAAACACAAAAGTCCGTTAACTTAAAAATCTTCGGTGGTGCGTTTGAAGTGGATCGTGTTTTAGAAGGAACAGCCTCAAGCTCAGAGATTTCATTCCAGATGAAGGAGAAAATTAAGGCTGTAAAAAATAAAATTCACTACGACTTTATTAATGGAAAATCAACAGCTAAAGGGAACGCAGGAACTGACGCTACACCATTTGACGGATTGGATGTTTTAGTTACAGGAACTAATACTGAAGAAAAAAATGCTGCAGCACCATTCGACATGTCAACAGCCGCAAAAATCAAAGAAAACGCGGATGAATTCACATTCGCCTTGGATTCATGGCTAGGAAAATTTTCTGAGAAACCAGATGCTTTATTAGTTAACAGCAAGACAGCTACGATGTTGAAAACAGTAGCTAAGATTCAAGGCTACTACACACATTCAGAAAACAGCTTCGGGCAAGGAGTAGACAGCTATGACGGAATCCAGATTATCGACATGGGAGCATACTTTGACGGAACAGATACAAAGCCGTGCGTACCTATTGACGCAAAAACAGGAACAACAAGCATTTACGCAGCGAAATTTGGATTAAACGCAGTTCATGCGGTAAGTCCAAAAGAAGGCCAGCTTATCACAACATACTTACCTGACTTAAGTGCTCCAGGAGCCGTTAAATTAGGCGAAGTTGAAATGGTCGCAGCAATCGTTTCAAAAGATACAACAAAAGCTGGTGTATTCCGTAATGTAAAAGTAGCTCCTGTCGCAGGATAAGGAGATAAAGCATGATCCTAAGCTTTGAGGAATACACAGCCTTAGGTGGAACGCTACTGGATGAAGTGGAGTACTCACAAATAGAGCCAAGAACCGAAAGCCTTCTAGAATCCTACATTCGAGAGAAGATTCCATACTGGAAAGTTCAGGCTTTGGAAGACTACGACATGGACCTAAAAAAAGCAGTCCTGTACCAGATTGACTTCATAGAAGCACATGGCGGCATGGATTGCTTCGTAGGTTCTAGTGATATGAACTTCACAGGCGCAACCACTAGCGGCTTCTCGTATTCCGTAGATAATGCGAAAACGATAAGGTTCCATGACATACCCTTATCAAGCCTAGCAGTATCAGAGCTCGACTACCAATTACTCAAAGCAGGACTAGCCTGCCAGGCGGTATGGTAAAAAGCCCGAGATGGCTTAGGCCGCATACAATAAAAGTCATGAACATTCTAGGCGAAGAAAACCTGGAAGAAATTACGTCAACAGTAACGGTCCAACACGTAAAGGTTTCCAAAACAAAAGCCCGGACTTATGGACAGACGGGTGCCAGTAATTCCGATACGATCCTCATAACGATAGACGTGAATGACTATAAGGCGGACAAGATTCTAGTTCCCCCTTCAGAATTTAAGACGCCAGAAAAACAATTCACAATTAGAACCGGGGACCGTATCGAAGCACACGGCGACATTTACGAGATCACAAATGTGAATATTCTAAATCCCTTGAGAAACACACCAGAATTCATAGAGGTAACATGTGAGTGAGTATCATCTAAAAGTTATAGTCGATATCCCGGTGGCACAGCTACAGGCCAGAGGAACGAAAGCGCTCCGCCGATCTAGATTGAAGCTGAAGCAGCTTATCGTTCAAGACACGAACAAAAACGTGCCTATCGGAAAAGGAACGCTGAGAACATCAGCTTTAAGATGGGCGGCACAGGATAACGATTGGATCATATGGGATACACCATATGCGCATTTCCAACATACAGGAAGAGTGATGATCGGAACCCACAGCCACAGTCCATGGGCTAAACACGGAGAAACAAAAGTCTATACAACTCGAAATTTGAGCTATAGACAAGGAGGTTCGGAGTGGTGGCCTAAAACTTTGAAAGCAAGAAAGACTGCCTGGATGGAAGGCGCTAAAAAGTTTTTTAAGGAGGAATTCAGATGAATGAAAAGAAGATCATAAAGCTGGAAGACGTAAAACAGATTGAGGACGGATTGTACAATTTCTTTTCTTCAATCAATATCAACAACATACCGTGGTGCCTGGAGTACTTCAATGACTCCAAGCACACCGCCTTACTTTTCAAAAGTAGTGGCTACACGGAAGAAATAGAACACTATCTGGGTGGTGGCTATAGAGCTACATACCCTTTTGAAATTTATATTCAAGCAAGCAGAAAGGACACGAAAGCACGCCTGGACTTATCCAGAATCCTGTATGCACTAGTACAGGCACTCGCGGAAGAAGAGGCGCAAGGTTTCCCAAATCTCGTGCTAGACGAAGCAATACCGCAAGAGGTCGCACTCACGACGCTACCTTCAGACTACACGGGAGAAGAGGCCGCGCTTTCAACTTTCTACTGCTCTATGACATTAACCTACGAAAAGAAGGGAAGGTTTGAATAATGACAACAGAACTACCTAACAGAGAACTAAAGGTCGAAGACAACCTGCATTACGTCAAATTCACAGGCTCGGAGAGCTACGTTCTAGCCAGTAAAGGATTGACGAACTGGGAGCAAGCTTTGAACGCTACCACAGATGATGGGGTGCAATATATCGGAGAAGCCGGAAGCCAAAGCCAGGTTACAGGCTATGCGCCTACAGTAGCCTACGAGGGCCGAGCGTACCCAGGGGATGCTTTTAACTACTGGGTATACTTGCAAGGTAAAGAACAGAGAGTCGGTTCTACTTTTGAAGAGATCGAAGTGGAAACATGGAACGAGAAAACGCCTAAATCTGGGGACTTTGTAGCATATCAAAGAATCTATGAAGTGCAACCAGATAACCCAGGAAGTGGGGAAGCCGGAGGCAAACTAATGTGCTCTGGAACATTTGCACAACAAGGCGATCAGGTACCGGGAACATTCAACATTAAGGCGAAAACATTTACCCCGGACAACGCTACAGAGTAAAGCACATAACAACATAAGGAGGACACCATGGAACTAAAGTTACAAAAACAATTATTTAAAGATATCGAAATCGACGGACACAGATTCAGAGTCGATGTAAAGGACACTTCTAAGATTGAAGCCCTAGAAAATTGGGCAACAGAACAGAATTCTCTAAGCAAATTCGGAAAAGAATCGCTAGAGGACTGCCCTGCTTTAATCGATAAGATTCTAGGAGATGGAGCCTTTGAGACATTATTCAAAGGATACGAAGAAAGCTCGGCACAGTTTGAACTTTGCTTCACGTTGCACAGCATCTTCCAGGATGAATTTTTAAAGGATCAGCAGGCAAAAGTCGCGGAAGAAGAAAAGAAAAATCTGGATAAAATCGACAAGCTTTGCGAATCTATGGACAAATTTAACAGAACATTAGAATACGCAGACAAACGATATGGAGGAAGAAATGCTGTGGCTAGAGAGAGAAGACCTTCCGGAAAGCATAGACGCTAACGGAACGATCTTCCCTATCTATGCAGACTTTAGAACCTGGGTCCGAGTTGACAGCGTTATACAAGATAACGCAATACCAGAGGAACTGAAGCTGCCCGTTATTTGTGATCTAATAGGAATCAACCCGTTCGCTTTTAAAGGTGATCAGAAAGACCTATGGAATGCAATAATGGGCTTTTATTTTTGCGACAAAGAGCCTAAAGAATCTCATGCCAAGACAAACGGACGACAGGGCTATCGATTCGAATACGATATGGACCTTATATATGCAGCGTTTAGGCAGCAATACAATATAAATCTTTTAGACGCCAAACTTCATTGGTTTGAATTTAAGGCGCTTTTTAATGCTCTAAGCGACGACACCATGATCATACGCGTTATTGGATACAGAACCAGGGATACTTCAAATCTTAAAGGAGAGGAGAAGAGTCACGCGCAGCGCCTAGAAAAGTATTACCGCTTGCCTGAAGACAAGGGACCAGAAAAGGAAAGAACACCGCAAGAAATAGAAGCAGAACTTCTGGCCAGATTAGAAACCTAGGAGGTTGAAAAATGGCATCAGGAGCTGATGGAACAATTAAAGTCAAACTAGGACTTGACGACAGCGAGTACAAAAGCGGCCTTAGCGGAGCGCATAAAAGTGCGGAAAGCTTCGCGGACAAAGTGAAGTCAACCTTCGTGGGCGCAACGGTATTCAAAGCCGCTAGCAAAGGTTGGGACTTAATATCTGGATCAATCGGAAAAGCAACCGCCCGATTAGATGCCATGCAAAAAGCTAAACAAGTTATAGGAGTTTTAGCAGGAAGCAGCAAAAAAGCTGCGAAGGTTGTAAATGAACTAAGTGACGCGGTATCCGATACGGCATACGGATTAGATACCGCCTCGAGTTCAACCCAAAAGCTGGCCACATCAGGGCTAGGCTTAGATAAGTCTACTCGAATGGTAAAGGACATGATGGACGCCGTTTCTTTTTACGGAGACGGAACCAATGAAACCTTAGCAAATACAGTAGATGCAATCGCAAAGATGAACGCGTCTGGTAAGATTTCAGCCGATCAATGGCAACGTTTAACAGACGCAGGAATTCCAGTCTTAAAGATTTTCGCAGAAAAGACAGGGAAGAGCATGGGAGAAGTTTCGGATGCATTCTCTAAAGGCGAAATCAGTGCGCAGGAATTCAATGATGTACTGATGGATGCACTAGAAAACGGAACCGAATCCTTTCCAGCCGTAGCCGGAAAAGCCAAGGAAATGGCCGGAAGCTTCGCAACAAGCTTTTCAAATATGTCGGCACGTATCGCAATCGGTATAGCTAATATTATCGAGGCTTTAAACAACTTTTTAACGGACAGTGGCTTACCCAATATTCAAGGGATGATTGCTGGCTTTGGATCAGTAATCAGAAACGTCCTGAATTGGATTGCCGCAGAACTACCGAAAGCACTGAATGCAGTTAAGGATTTCTTCGCGCCAACAGCGGAAGCAATCAAAGCTGCAGCTGAAAAGATTCAAGAAGCCTGGAACAAAGTAAAAGACACAGTCAAAGAAAAACTAGACCCAGGAGACTCACTGAACTTTATCAAAGATGCACTAGACAGAATCAAAGAAATTCTGCCTCAGATCGTAGAAAAAGTCGGAGAGTTTGTCGCAGCCTTTATAGAAAAGCTTCCGGATATTATAGACAAAGTGCAAACTGTAGCAGACAAGATTCAGGAATTAATGCCTTTAATTGCAGCAGTCGTCGGAGCCTTTGCAACCTGGAAGGGAATCAAGGCTGTAAGCGATATAGCTAAAACAATCGGTGACGCCGGAAAGAAGATCAAGACATTCGGACATTTAGTATCACAAGGCTCTGGATTGATTGATGGCCTAGCCTACGCCGCATCATCAGGAACGGGCGTGATTGCTAGTATGGCCGAAGCCTTTACACTAGCCGGCGGAGGACTAGAAGGACTAAGCGCAGCACTTGGAGTAATCGGTGGACCTATCACACTGGTGGTCGTAGCTATCGGAGCATTAGTAGCGGCTTTCGTATACCTTTGGAATACCAGCGACAGCTTCAGAGAATTCTGGATCAATCTATGGGAAGGCATAAAGGAAACTACAGGCCAAGTCATAGATGGAATCGTAAACTTCTTTACAGTAACGATTCCAGAGGCGTGCCAAAGTTTCGTGGACGCAGCACAGAACCTGGCTACACAAGCAGTTCAATTTTTTACGGTTACCATTCCAAACGGCGTACAAACGCTTGTAACGAACATTAAAACGTTCTTCGGAACAACGATACCTTACTGGATCGGATACGCCGTAGGATATATTCTAGGAAAGTTCATAGAGTGGGGTTTAAGACTTGTACAATTCGCGACGCAGGACATCCCGCAGTTTATAGCAAAAGTAGTGGATTGGTTTAAGCAGCTACCAGACAAAATCTGGACTTGGCTATCAAATACGATCAACAAAACAGCTGAATGGGTAAGACAAATGATCCAGAAAGCCGTTCAGGCAGGAAAAGACTTCATCACCAATGTGGTGAATTTTATCCAGCAGCTACCAGGAAAAGTGTGGTCCTTTTTATCAAATACGATTTCAAACGCGGCAAGCTTTGTCGGAAGTTTTGCAAATCAAGCGATTCAAGCAGGACAGAATTTCTTTAATGGAATTGTAAACAAAGTAAGAGAAATACCAGGACAAATGATTTCGATTGGTTCTGATATCGTAAATGGAATCAGGAGTGGAATCAGCGGAGCCTGGGGAGCATTGACCGGATGGCTTAGCAGCATGGCTAGAGGCTTAATTGATGGCGTAAAAGGGGCCCTAGGAATCGGCTCGCCTTCAAGACTATTTGCGGATCGTATCGGTAAATGGATTCCGGCCGGAATCACTCTAGGTGTAGAAAGAGCTATGCCAAAGGCTAAGGCCTTTATGGGACGCATGTCTAGCGATTTACTAGATGCAGCTAACATGGACAGCCTAACTTCAAGATTGGCCTTAGAAGACAATCCTGGAGGCCTAGGAAGCGGCTTAGGCAATACAGTCGTCTATCAAGTAGATCAGACTATAAATTCAGCGAAGGAGCTAAGACCTAGCGAAATCGCGCAAGAAACAGAAAGAATGGTTAGGAGGTTAGCATGGGCGTAACAGTAATATATACAAACAGCCTGGGGAAATCAGTTGAGTTCTCCGAGGCCTCAGGCATCCGACTAACAACACTAGACGGAATCTCTAAAAATGAGATCACTTTATCAGAATCAAGCGTTTCAAATCAAATAGGGACAACGGTGTCCGGGGCTTCTATTGAACCTAAGGACATCACCCTAGAGGGGCGCTTTAAATACAACGCAGACACAAGAAAAAAACTTCTAGCTGTAATCCTTCCGGGAGTATCAGCAACACTACGTTATATCAACACAAGAGCTGGAGTCGACGTATACTGGAAAGTCGAACCAAAAACGACGCCCATTATCACACTCAACGAAACCTGGCAAAAATTCCAGATCGTATTGAGGGCTCCATTCCCATACGCAAGATGTGCAAAGGAAACAAAGGTGGCCTTCCAGAGATTGAGGTCGCTCTTTAAATTTCCTCGCTCTTTTTCAAATACGGAACCCTGGAAAATATCAGAAAAGATCACAACGCCACTAGTTACAGTCGATTACAATGGCAGTATAAATACTGGCTTTCTTTTGACGATGAAAGCCGAAGCAAAAGTGAAAAACCCGAAAATTTTGAACGTGTTCACTCAAGAACACATATCCTTCGGGCAAGTAGCAGACCTCGAGATGAATATAGGGGACGTGCTAGAAATAAGTACTTTTGCAAACGAGCAATACTGTCACTTGATACGAAACGGAGAAGTGGAAAATATTTTCTGGATGACCGATTATGATTCCGAGTTTTTTCAGATTCAACCCGGAGAAAACGTACTGAATTATACAGCAGAGGAAAACCCCGGAAGCCTGGATGCACTTCTACGGTTTGAAGAAGTACTGGCGGGGGTATAGCTATGCACTACTATGTTTACGACAGAGAAGGAAAACGACAAGGGCCGCTCCAGAACATAACCAGCGTGCAATGGAACCCAAAATATTATGAAACAGGGAAAGCCGAGATTCATGTGGAATATACGGACTTCAATACAAGATATCTACAGAAATGGAACCGAATCGTTTGCAAGGAAAGAAACGAGATTCTCTTTATAGAATCCGTAGAAAGACTCGCAAAAGAAATTGTAGTACTCGGACACATGGACAATTTGGAGGACCGTATAAACCTCTATACTTTGACCGTTCGAAATGTAGAACAATCGCTGCTCGGTAACTTTGAAAAGAACAAGCGCGGATTGGATATAGTAATCGGAAAGAATACAGGCCTTCCCGGAAAACTTGAGAACGCGTCCGACACAACATACGACACGCTCAGGACTATGGCTCAAAAATACTGCCAGCTAGTAGGCTACGGATACAGAGAAGTTCTAAAAGGGACTACACTGAATTACTTCGAAATCTACACGGGATCAACAAAGAACAAGCTAAGGTTTTCAGACAGACTTGGAAACCTAATCTCGCAAACTTTTATCGAGGATATATCAGGATATAAAAACTACGCTTACGTGTATGGCGAAGAATCTGGATCAGGACGAAAAAGTGTGATCGTAGATCTTCGAACAAAAGAAGAGCCAAGGATGGAACTATATGTGGATGCCCGAGATTTACAGTCTACATATAAAGATGCCTCAGGAAACGAGCAAACCTATACGGAAGAAGAATATAACAACAAGCTAAAAGAGAGGGGCCTCAATAAGTTAGCAGAGGCTAGAAAAGGCTCTTCTAAATTTGAATTTGAAATTGATGCGGACGACAAGAAGGCCGTCCTTCAAAAGGACTTTGACTTAGGAGACGTGATACCGTGTCTAAGCTTTAAATTCGATTTATTTACGTTTGCAAGAATATCAGGCCTTAAGTTTGTAGAAGAAAGCAATTTACAGACGCAGGTCACTCTTGAACTAGAGCTTGTAGAGGTTCAAGAAAGCGCAACAAAAATGAAAGGAGGGGGCTCATGACAGCATACCCTTTAGACAATACGGAATATCTGGCAGAAGATCTGCGGATGTTCCATGCCGGGAGAACACCTGGCCTTTTTAATATCACCGGTGAAGACTTCAAAGTAAAAATTGCCGGCGGTATGAATATATCAGTCAGTAACGGGCTCGCCTTTTTGAAGACATCCAGCGACGGAATAGGTGGTATCGTTTACTCGCCTAAAGACGAAACTAATCTGAAGGCTACTGTCGCTACGAACTACACTAGATACGACTACGTGGCCATTCGATATGATAAGATCAGCAATTCATGCGGCCTTGTATATCAGGAAGGAACGCAGTCAATGCCTACGCCTATTCGAAATCTAGAACAATACGAGCTGATCATTGCGATTGTAGTTTTAAAGGCATCAGCTGGAGAAATCACGCCAGAAATGATTCAAGACGTAAGACTTGACGAAAACTACTGCGGACTAACGGTTGATACTTTAACGCGAGTGCCAACACAAGAACTATATGATCAATTTCAAAGTTTCTATGAAAGAATCCAGAAAGAAAATGAGGACACTCAATACGCCAACGGCGAGAAATTCAGAAAATGGTTTGAGTCTTTAGAAGAAACACTTCAGGGTGAAGTCGCAACGGCACTAGCTGGCCGCATTCTAAAACTTGAAAGTATGCTTCTGGACAATCACATTTATACAGAGCTTCAAGTTGACGTGGACAACACTCTAACCGACGAAGATGGCACAAATATATTTGCGGACTGGAAATATAAAGTCAAGGAGGAATAAAGAATGGGAAAACAAGTAACAGAATTAGACACATTGCCTAGCTTCATGGATACAAGTTTATTACCAGTACACAATGGAGCAGGATTAAAAAAAGGAACATTATCGCAATTGGCAAACTATTTAGGAACTAAATTCAGTAATCCAAATTTATTGATTAATCCGAATTTTAAGATAAATCAAAGAGGGCAAGCGACATATGAAACAAGTGGTGCAAGCCAAATTTATTCTGTGGATAGATGGAGACTTGGAAAAGGAAAAGTAACTGTAAATTCAGATGGCACTGTAACTGTAACTGCTACAGGTGGAACGACTAATGAAGAAGGATACTATCAACAACAATTAGAGAATGCAATTAGTGGCGATTATACAGTATCGATGGAAGTTATAAGCGTTTCGGGAGCGGTGAGAATCGCAATCGACGGAGCATGGCAGAATGTAAAGAGTGGCTTAAACGTATTTCATGGAATAACCGGAACGGGTGCAGTAGGCTTACAATTAGCTAATGGAGCTAGTATCACGCTAAAATGGGTTAAACTAGAACAAGGCTCGATTGCTACTCCATTTGTAGCTCCGAACTATATTGAAGAATTGATGAAGTGTCGTTATTTTTATTATCAAGCAAATGTAGGTGCAGAAATCATTGGACAAATAGGACAACAAGTTAAATTCAATATTCCATATTTACGGATGCGAACTAATTCAACTGCTAAAATATCAACAAATGGTGATGCAAATAAACTTATATTATCAGATTCGACAAATGAAACAGTATTAAGTACTAACGCATATAAGGATACAGGAAGTACGCACATAGAAATAACAACTGACACCAATAAGACAGGAGTGTTTTCCCTTAGTGGAATAGTAGAGATAGAACTTGACTCAGAAATCTATTAGGAGGAACTATGAACGACGAATATAAAGTATACGTATCCTTACAAGATGGATACATCACATCTATTAATTCAGAAATCTTTTTATCACAAGAAGAAATGGACTCAATGGCAGAAATTGACCAAGGGCAAGGAGATAAATACTCTCATGCTCAAAGCCAATATCTAGAAAAAGGATTAGTTGATAAGCAAGGTCGATATAACTACAAATATGTAGCCGGTAAAGTTGTAGAAGTCGCGGAAGGAGAAAAGCCAACAATTAAAGAACCGGAGCAACAGGCAACCGCACAGGATAAAATTGAAGCGCAGGTCATGTACACGGCCATGATGACAGATACACTTCTAGAAGAAAGCGAGGCTTAATCTATGTTTGAAAAAATCAAAAGATTTTATGATCTAAAACTATATACGGATAAGCAGGTAAGAAAGTTCTGTGAAAAAGGATTCATTACAGCTGATCAATATAAAGAAATCACCGGAGAAACATACTAACACTGGAAATAAGAAGGAGCTAAAAAGCTTCTTCTTTTTCATAAATAGAAGGAGGTCCAGAATATGAGAAAAGGACAAAAACTTACAAAAGGCGGATATCAGCTTTTAGGCTTTCCAATGGAGTACATGAATGTAACTCAAGGAAACAACGTAGGAACACACCTAGGAACTAACGCCCTAGACAACGCAGGAAAGGACACAGGAATTGACGAAACAATTGCACCGTGCGATTGCCACCTAGTAGCCTATGACACTGCACAGAACGGAAACGCCGTGTTCCTAGAATCAGACAAGAAAGTTCTATTTAGAGACGGAACGATCGACTTTGCCACATTTATGTTTATTCACGACAACTATATCGAGGATATCAAGAAAGTAAAATACTTCAAACAAGGTGACACTTTCGGAGACGAAGGGACAACCGGATACGCTACCGGAAACCACAGCCACATGGAAGTCGCAAAAGGTAAATTTACGCACTGCTATGACCGCAATGCACAAGGCACTTATCACCTTCCAAACAACGTGTCCGCAGACCTTGCATTCGTAACAGACGGAACTGTGATTTTAAATAAAGGATCATTCGCAAACTGGACAGATTCAAGTCACGTGCCATTCAATCAAGGAGGCCAGACTTCTACGGGATCAGCATCCGTGCTAAACGGTATCCCTTCAGACTTTGTATACGAAAAAGCTACATTCTATCCGGCTTGTACAATCAAGATCAGACGCGCGCCAAGCCTAAAAGGACAAGACACAGACCTAACATATATCAAAGGGCAGCATGTAAACTATGACGGGTACGTTCGTCGAGAAGGCTACGTGTGGATCAGCTGGATTGGTGGCAACGGAACACGACGCTGGATGGCCGCTGGAGAACTAAACTCGGCAGGAGTAAACGTAAAGCCATACGGAACATTTAAATAGAAAGGATCAGCAATAGAACACAATGAATCGAAGAATAAATAGAAGATACCAGACACCTCTACGCCCAGACTTTGCACATTTTCTAATCGAGGAGCAAGGACTGAGCGACAAACAGAAAAAAGTTGTATACCAACTAAGAAGCAAAACGCAAGACTCGCAATGGCACTACCAGGACGCAGGCATGTCAAAAGACGAATTCGAAGAAACCGTCAAAGATTTAAATGACTACTACTGGGCCCTTTTGGTTGATATGGCCTTCGGATTTTACAAGCTAAAGAAGGACAAAAGAGGGACGATTCCAGACATGAAAATATAAGAGAATATAGGTGAAAAGAGGTAGAACACAATGAACACACCATACTTCAATAATTTCATGCCGCAGCCTGGGCAGTTTGGAATGCCACAGATGCAGGCACCGACTCAACAAATGAACCAGATTCAGTTTGTAAACGGAATCGAAAGTGCTAAAGCTTTCACTCTAGGACCGAATCAGTCCGTGATTTTAATGGACAGTAACAAGCCTGTTTTTTATCAGAAACAAGCCGACGCAAGTGGCTTCTGTACGATCAAGGCTTATAGCTTCCAGGAAGTGAAAGAAGATCAACCGGAAGACAAATACCTCACGAAGGCCGAATTCAAGGAATGGCTTTCAAAGGTAGAACAGAACGCGAGAGGAGGCAACCGTCATGAATCCACTACTTCAAAATAGACCAGGAGGAAACGGAAACATGATGCAACAATTTCAGCAGTTTAAAAAGATGCTAGGGACGCAAGACCCGCAGCAACTTCTAAACGAGCTGATGGCCTCCGGAAAATTTACGCAGGCTCAACTGGATCAGGCCAAAAGAATGGCAGAACAGTTCAAGGGCTTTCTAAAATAGGATTTTGCAAAATCAAGATAGATAAGAAAGGAGAACACACATGGACAACTTATCATTATCTGATATCGCTTCTGTAACTGGAAACAAAGATGGCTTTCTAGAAGGAAACGGGATTATCATTCTAATTTTATTCTTTTTGATTTTTGGATTTGGTGGCGGCGGAGCCTGGGGAAACAACCAGCAAGGCACACAAGCAGAGGTTCAGCGCGGATTCGATACGCAAGCTATTATTAGTAAGCTAGACGGAATCACAAACGGAATCTGCTCAAACGCATACGAAAACGCGCAGCTAATCAACCAGATGAACGTGAACCAGATGCAAAACGCAAACCAAACACAGATGGCCATGATGAATGGCTTCAACAATGTAAATAGTTCTTTATGTCAAGGCTTTGGAGGAGTACAGGAAAGCATTAACAACCTATCTCACCAGATGGAACAATGCTGCTGCAACTTAAAGACTCAAATGATGCAAGACAAATATGATGCCTTGAAAACTCAATATGATCAAAGCTTGCAGGCAATTTCAAACAGCGTACAAACTCATAACATCTTGAGCCAATTAGGACGATATTACACAAATCCGCCTTACTACCCACAATACGGAACTTACTACCCAGCAGGCGCTACAGTAGCCTAGAGGTATAAAGATGATCCAAGTCGTCAACACGACAAGCGCAACACTAGCAGCAGGAGCAACGATCCCACCTGGAACAGTTCGGGCTCGGACAAACAACAGAGTCAATCTAAACGGAAACGCTCTGGAGATTGTAAAACCTGGAACATATAAAGTGGATGGAAACTTCGTGATTTCAGCAACCGCAGCGGGAACAAATCAAGTGCAACTTTATGCCAACGGAACAGCAGTTCCGGGAGCCGTAGCACAAGTAACAACAACCGCAGCAGACAACGTGATCACTCTTCCGGTATCCGCTGTCATCCAGGCAGCACCAGCTGCACCAGGAAACAAGGTCGCTCTAACGTGGGTTACATCAGCAGCCGGAACTCTGATCAACGCATCAGAAACGGTTTCTAGAATAGTATAGGTGATTGAAGGCATGCCAGATGGCGTGCCCTTTTTAGTAGGAGGTAACGAGGATGAGTAGACTTACAAACAAAGCATGGTGGGAAGCAGCAGGAGTTCGAGCAATCAAGACAATGGCTCAAACGGCGCTAGCCTCTATCACCGTAGGAGCAGCCGTTCCGGACATTAACTGGATGTATGCAGCAAGCACAACGGTCGTGGCAGGCGTATGCTCAATTCTAACAAGCCTTGCGGGCTTGCCAGAAGTAAACGAGGACGAATAATGACTGATACAATTCTGGTTGCGATCATATCCGGACTTTGCGTCGGAGTACCTTCAGTCCTAGCAACATGGACCAGCAACTCCAAACATTCAGCATTGCTGGATTACAAGGTAGAACAGATGGACAAAAAGGTCGACAGCCTAGCGAAAAAAATCGAAAGCCATAACGAGCTGGAGAAGGAAGTGGCTACACTAAAAGAACAGGTTAAAGATCTTTCGGAACGGATCAAGGGAATGCTTGAAAAATAGCATTCCCTTCTTTTTTTTATTTTCTGCTTTATTTTTCGCTTTTTTGCTTGCTTTATGTAATGTATTACATCATGATGTGAGTGTAAAAAGAAAGAGAGATAGAACACAATGAAAACAGAAATCGAAACACTAGAAACTAGAATTCAAAACTGGATTGAAGAACAAACAAGAATCGCAAAGGAAATTCAATTCGAACTAAACGCAATCGAAAGAGAAGAAAGAGACATTGACTTCGGAAAAATCAGAAAACTAGCTTACGAAGCGGACGTCTATGAAACATTGATTCAAGAATCACAATGCCAAATTAGAACGCTACAGGAGGAAGCATAACATGACTAGAGAAGAAGCAGTGATGAGACTAAGAGAAGACATGATGGATCAATTGTATTACAATGAACACATGATGACAGTAAAGGAAGTAGCAAACTGGCTATACAAGCACAATTGCGACGAAGACGCTAAGGACGTATTAATGGAAATAATAGAAGACTAAGGAGGACACAGACATTCTGGAATATCTAGACACAAAAGAGAGCGTCAACAGATACCTGAAAGACCTGATCAGAGAAGACATAGAACGACAAAAGAAAGAGGCCGAGTAGGCCCCTTTTTTGTGATGTAATTTTGATACAAAAAATTAAGAAAAATATAAAACACGAAAGGTCATGAATACGCAAAAGTACTATATATAAAGCACTGTTAAACAACATAGAGCACAATGAAACACAATCTAGGCAGTCTCCTCATCTCCACCATTAGTCGATTTATCCTTTATATAAAGGACTTCATATATTCGTGATGTATTTGTGATGTATTTTTTAGAAAATTTCATTCAGTTTTTGAATCATTTCTTTTCTAGAATCAGCATAAATATGCGCGTAAGTTTTTCTTAATTCCGCAGGCGTATGGCCCAAGCGATCCGCAATCAACTGGTCGTCAATCCCAGAACGAATCAGCAGCGTCGCATGGGAGTGCCTAAAGCCGTGCGGAGTAATACGAGGAACTCCAGCCACATCTATATACTTATCCAGGAACCGCGCAAGCTGTGTCCGCGATAAAGGCGCCAGGTGGCCAAAGACGAACCAGGAGGACGAGAACCCGTCCTTCTTTTTTTCTGCGCTAAAACGGGCACGCAAACGAACGAGAAGAGCTTCCTGCAAGTCGATATATCTATCTGACCTTTCTGTTTTTGGAGAAGTGATGGCCCACTTGCCTGTCGTCGTTTTTGAAGTGATCGTTTTTGAAATATGAGCTTTGCCAGAACCTAGGTCAATATCAGCCCACTGCAAGGCGAACATTTCACCCTCACGGCATCCGGTACCGAAAAGAAATAAAAACACATCATACCAGTATGGATCATCCACACAAGAAAGGAAATAATTAAAAGTTGATTGCTCCCAAAACACAGGGCGCCTTTTTGCATTCGGCCCTCTGGATCCTTTTATTGCAGGAAGAGAATGACAAGGATTGTACTCCATATAGCCAAGCCTTACAGCATAAGCAAAATATCTAGATAATGTTTCCATGATTTTATTTATCATTCTAGGAGAATAGGGCTCCCCGTTTTTCTTTTTCTTTTTTGAAATACGAGTCCGCCAGTTATCCAGAAATGGAACTGTAAACGTAGTAAGTGGTAACTGCCCTAGATCAGCTTCAATGTGTACCTTATACGTACTAACATCAGTAACAAGGGTCGATTCCTTAATGGCTAACGATCCAGAATTAGAACGATATAAGTGCCGCAGCTCATCTAGAGTGATCGTAGGTCTACTGCTCGCCATTTCCAGACGGAAAAGATGCTCGGCTTCTTTTGCTTCCTTTTTTGTTTTGAATCCTCGACGACAATATCGGATTGTATTGCCTAGAATATCCTTACAGGAACCGCAGAACATCCAGGTCCCTCTTTTTGTGTCCTTTTGCTGAGCCATAACGGATTACCTCCTTTTGTAATTCCTACGAAAAGCAACTAGCACGCCTAACACTTTAACCTGATCATGGAAGTCTTCCGTTGAGAAGAGAGTCCCAATCGCATACGGACTGGCAGTACGTAAAGCAATCTGATTCGTTTCGTTATGCGTAATAATAAAGCGCAGCATGGCCTTACCTTGATATTTCACTAGCATAGGCACACCAGCACGAATAGCACCAGTGGCACGGATCAGGCAGACGTCGCCCTTGATAATATCCGCCTTATACATAGTTTCATCAGGCATGACATAAATGTAATCCGCCGTAATATCTGTAGCCGTAGAAGTGAAGACTGACGAGCTATTCGACTTAGATACAGACCCGTCCTCGTCAACCAGGGACAGAAAGCGGACAGGCTTTACTGCAGAATCTCCAAAAGCCTCGCTCATCAGATCAAAAGGTTTCAGGTTGAAGCGCTCTGCAATTTTTACAACCATATCTGGCCTTGGCGCTTTAGTTCCAACCTCCCAACACCGTACTGTATTGTAGGAAACACCACAATACTCGGCCAAATCTCTACGACTGACACCAGACTCTTTCATCAGCTCAGGGAGCTTGGAAGATAAGACTTCATTCAATTTATTCATAGTTAATTACACCTCCTAGGTTTATATTAATCTTTTAGGTTTAAAAAGTAAATAATAAAAAATACAAAATAATAACCGTAAAAGTTTGACAAAATATGCTCATAGCTGTAAACTGTAGGCAATTAGGAAAAGAGCTTTTAAGAAAGAAGGGAAAGCAGATGGGATAGAGGAACTCAAAAAGAAAATCGAATTCATGCTCCAGACCATGGATCAGCAGGGCCTTGAACAGGCCTATAAAATCCTACAAAGAATCTGGATCAGACACGGAACACAGCAATAGAACACACACGGAAGAATGCAGGACTTGGAAACAGGTTCTGCGTTTTTCTTTTTATAAAAAGACGAGTAACAACCTAAACAGGATTACTCGTCTTTTTTTTCTACAAGATTATCAATAAGCTGCATTACTAAATTAAATTGATCATTAGGCAGACTGTATAGTTTTT